GGTAAACATAATGAAAAACATTTATGAACCCAAGTTTATTTTCGAGAGAGTTCTACAAGACCACCTTTATCTATAGTTGAAAATTTTTCTAGGTCTTCAAAATTAGGATCAGACATAATAGGGTCCTTTTTCTTTTGCTTCATTACATCCCAGGTAGATGGTTTAACCTTCATATGGTTTGTAACAATATATTTTACTACCTCAGGATCAGCCCCTTGTTGTTTAACAAAGCTGGAGAATTGGTCTACTAATTTTGCAGATTCTTTTTCATGTCCATATGCTGTAGGCATTCCTGTTTTAGGGTTTACTCCCGCAGTTGCTAATTTACCCAAATCGTGAAAATATGCTGATAAAAGAATGTTTTTATTGTCTGGGAATTGTTTGAATGCTCTATTAGTTACTACTATAATATGTTTTAGAGTATTTCCCTCTGGGTGGTGTTTAGGGTTTTGTTTAGCCTTCCATTGATCCATTACAATTTGTTGGAGTTCGCGAGGGGATTGTTTGTATAAGTCTTTAAATGTCATAATCAAAGTCTTTTGTGAAAAATTTTCCTAATATATTATCGTTAAAAAATTCCTCTGGTTTTTCTATAACCTCGTAAACAAATAATGCTTTCGTTTCTTCATAAGTTAATAACTTTTTATTGGGAGACAAAGTTAAGATTTCACGTTTAAAATTTTCTTTCGGTTCTGTTTTAAATAACTCCAAAAGTGTTTTATTTGAACCCCAATACGTTTTCCAGTCTGATTCTTTAACTACCTTTTTAAATGAAGGTTTACGTCCTTGTACACCCTCATATATTGCTAAGTCTTTTTTAGTTAACTTCGCCTTGCGAGTAAACTTTAATACTTTTTTACCTATATAAATTTTTCCACTTGGGATATGGATAACTCTATAGATAAATCCAAAAGTTGAAGGAGGAAAATCCTCTATTGATGTCATTTCCTCTCCCTTATACATCCAATTCATAATTTTTATCTGTCTAAGTTAATATAGAACGTAGTATCAGTCGTTCTTGAAAGTGGGTAGGGTTGGGAGAGTTTTCCTACCGCTAAAAGATTTTGGGCATTATCATATAGCCCGATTGTTGTTACATATGGTTGAAAATAGCTTCCACTAGTAAACCCGTATAAAGATCCATCTGTAGAACCTGAAATTATTGTTGGGTTTAAACTAAAATTATATTCGCTTTCTCTAACTGTTGCTTTATATTGTGTCTCGTATATTGTATAAGAGGAAGAGAATGAGCAGGTTACATTAGAAGCACCTACAAAATCACTAGGGGAATTACCTCCAATATCTTGTTTAGTTAAAATAGCTAATCCATGTTGGTAAATTATATTTCCTACATTCACACTAGCGGAAACTATATTACCATTTCCATCGTCTGTAAAGGTAGCACTATTAGTATTATCTTCCCACCTAAATGATTCAGGCTGGATATATTCCCCAAATAATTGGGAAGGGATTGAAAATACTGCTACATCACTTCCAGAGCCTGTAGGGTAAAATCTATCTTGTACTAAGGTAGATTGAAGATAATTTTCATATCTACCTGCTGAGCTTGCTGATCCAATTAAAGTATCCCCATCAGGGGTATAACCAGGAAGCAGTTCAGGAACTGATACTGAAGATCCTGCGCTGCTACTTAAAAAGTTTGAGTAATATAATTGTTTAACAGAATTATATACTAGAGCTTGATATTCTGTAGAAAGGGTTCCTGTTGTAGTTTTATTAGTAGTAAAATCTACATTAGTTCCTTGAAATCTATCTATTTGAACATCAGAGCCTCCAAACTCAGACTGTAAAAAGCTAAAGCCCTTATTTACCTCAAATGGGGTAACAATTAAATCTTGTGCTAAAAATTGTTTGTATGCTGCCATTCATTTTAGAAATCTAGCTTAACTCTAATAAGGGCTTCCTTAGTAAAGTCTTTTTTCAATGGTTTAGATAATTTAGCTACTGCTAATAATTCACTATTATCATTATATAAACCTACAGTTGTGATATAAGTTTGTGGATTATTTACAAATGAGCTATAAATAACTTCACCAGTTGAACCAGAGATAAAACTTGGATTTTCTGAATAGTTAAATTGTGAGCTTCTAGGTCTTACAAATATAAAATCAGAAGTAATAGTTTCTGAAGAATTTAATACAAAATTAGCAGCTCCAGATCCTGAAATAGCATTAAATAAAGTTCTGTAGTTAGTAAAATTATCAGAGGTACCTGCACTAGCTTCAATACCTGCTGATTCCGAAATTGCAAGTGGGTTTAATAATAAAGTAGCAATATCTGGTAAGAAGAAACCATATGAACCTTGGTTAGCAGAATATCCATTTGAATTTACCCCTGTAAAGACAGATCCAGCTGAACCAGATACTAATTGGAATACTCTACCAGCATCGTTAAATTGTACTGTAGTTGCAACTTGAGAGTTATCTGTTAAATGTAATACAGGTTTACCATCTGAGCCTGAAAGCTCTAGAGTTAAAGATCCTGGGAATAAAGATTCTTTATATCTATTTCTATCAATTGAGATTGCATAAAAATCTGATGAAGTAATTCCTCCAAAACTAAAATCAGCATTTTCATCTCCTAAAACTAAGTTTCTGTATTGACCGTAATTTGTAGAAGAAGGAGATTTACCTACTACCGCACTATCAAAAGCTTCACTACCACTTCCTTCTTTATCTCCATAAGCGATTGCAAATTCTAATTGGTTATTTGCTGCATCCGAGAATACATTAAGATAATAATCTCCTGAAGAGGCTGCTGTTTGAGTAGATGAAGTAAAGAATGTAGATAAAGTAGCTGTTCTACTATCTGTAAAGAGTCCAGCTGTAATGCTATCAGCTGATACTACAAAATCGTCTGTTTCTAATCTATTAAATGACATAATTAAGATACTTTATTTACGGTTACAGGAATTTGAACACGAGCTCCCGAATCTCTACCTACTACAGTTAAAGTAGCTTGTAATGAAGAATTAGTACCAAACAATGTATTAGTGGTAGTAGCTCTTAAGTTAATTGTAGTTCCTACTACTGTTGAAGATACATTTGTACCTAATGTAGTAGTTGAGTTAGCATTAAGTGCTGTGGCATCTGCTGTATTGATTCCTACACCTTCAAATGTATTAAATAATCTAACATCGGAAATTGTAGCTGTATAACCACCTGCCTCATTTTGATTACCACCTAAGTAGTTTAGAGTTTGAGGAGTAATAGCTAAAGAAGCACCTTGTTTGATTACGATTGCAGAAAAACCTAAATCTAGAATTGGCATACGAGCTGTACCACGTGGTAAAGTAGTAAGTTTGTATTTCATGATTTGGGTCTCATCTGGGAATGCTTCTAATAGAGGCATATTTTCAATTGCTTGCCCGTAAAAAGAAGAACCAGATGGATGATTTGGATTATATAGGGTATAATCGATTTCATCATCTGCTAATGCAAATTGTGTGATTTGGAATGAACCATCGTTTTTAGCTAGTAACTCTCTACCCTTTTTAGTAAGGATAGCATCTACTGTTACTACCGAATTATTTAAATATCCCATTGTTTAATACGTATTTTGTTATAAATATGTGTTTTTCTAATTTTAATTATGATTTATTAGTATAAGTTCGACTAATATAATCTAGATTTTCAGTTAATGTCTTAGGAGCGAATTCGGAATATACTAAACTAGCACCTACTCCCGAAAGATTACTACCCCTAACGATAATACTATTTCCCCAGGATTCCCAGATTAGGATACCTTTTCGATCGGGTTCCTCCCCTCCTATCGTGATATCATTTAAATTTGTAAGATCTCTATCTAAAGTAATTCCACATAATCCTGCTGTACCATTTACTACTCCCGTAATTTTAGCTACCCCATAATATCCTAAGGGGTCTGATGTAGTAAAATCTGAGGTGAATTCATAATTTTTTGTAGAAGTAGGACCATCATACACCACAGGACTTCCTAATCTATTATAGACAGTAACATACCATTCATTTTCACTAGTATTAAATCTAGGTAAAAACTCACTAGTAAAATCAGATCCTGAAATGAAACTACCTGTTATATAGAATCCTTCATTATTAGTGTCTACTGTATATATACCTCCATCAAAATCACCTGATGAAGAAAAAATTATACCATTGTCTCCTAAAAGATTAGTAGTAAATTTAGCTTCTTCATTAGAGAGTGAAGTATTTTCCCTAGATATCATATAAGCAGATATAGGAGGTACGTTTAATTTAGTTTCAATTACCTCTACTCTTTGTGGGTTTTGAGCCGAACTATTTCCATATTGATAAAACGAAACTATATCTCCTGGTTCTACTGAACTGTTGATGATATCTGAGTAGTTGGGATCTGCTTGTGGGATAATTGTTATATCATCTCTGTTATCACCTACTAATAGAATATCACTTAAAGAAGTACCACCTGCCCCTAAAATTTCAGGAGAAGTACCACCTGCCCAGTTTATACTATAAGCAGCTACATTTAATTGTTCTACATTAGGTAATTCACCAAACCCACCTTCACTTGAAGATAAGTTAAATCCGGGAGAGGTA